AACGCACGAGCAGCATTTGAAACCGCAATCAAAAACGCAGTAACAACTGCTGACAACACAGTTACGCTGGTGTTCGATAATATGCCCTTCACAACTCCAGGGAAAAACAAAAAGTATGTGATGGTAAGTTTAGACTTTGACCAATCAACAACTCAACCTCAAGGTGCAGCTACAGATTATTACGCAGGAACAATTAGATGTGCGATTATGACACCATCTAATAAAGGAAGTGCAGTAGCTTCTGCTATAGCTGAATCAGTAATTGATGGAATGACATCAGTAAATGCTTCTGACTATTCAGATACTTTTTCGGTTACTCCAAGAGTAGGACCTGTAAACGGTCCAACATCTGTCACAAACAATAATCAAAGCCATTTTATCAGCGTAGTAAACTGCAATTTTACGGCTAATGGCTAAAGACATAAAATTTTTAGTTGGGGATTTAGAAAAAAGTTTTCTTCAAGGTAAGGGGGCAGCAGCATCAACCATTGCTTTTTCTTTAGCAAACCGAAGTCCGATATGGACAGGAACTTTTAACAGATCATGGAAAGTTCAGAAAGGAACACCCGTAGTTCCTTCAAAACCCAGAAGCGAGTCTGGGTCTGCTTCTTTTACTAGAACTGCGTTTAGCAGAATAGCACAACGAGAACCTGTCATTAAAACTAGACTTTCTGAAATTTTATACATAGGAAATGAAACTGAATATGCTGGCTTTGTAATAAACGAAGAACCAAGTCCCTACGATGGAAGAATGTACGAACAGTCTTTTAGGGATCAATATAATACAACACCGATACCTAATCGACCTGATTGGTATGATGTTTACTTATTAGGAGATTATTTATTTCAAGATCTTGAAAAAGGTTTTCAATCTGCTGGATTTGTCTCTGGTGCAACATTTACTTATGAATAAGACAATAATTAAACTTTGAGTTATACTACAAGAATAGATATAACTTTTTATGCCAACAGTAAGAGCAATCGACAAACTAAAGCAAGCATTTAGTGTCGAAGAACGCAGTAACTACTCTATTTTTAAAGGAGAAGAACTAATCCTAAAAATATTTTGGTCGCCTCTTACAATAGCTGATAGAGACACAATAAACACTACACTACTGGCTATGAATAAAGGTCAGGAAGAAGGTAGTCTTGATTTTGCACTACAAGTTATTGTTACAAAAGCCGAAGATGAGTCAGGTACAAAATTATTTACAGCAGCAGATTTACCAGCACTAAGAAGAGAAATACCTCTGTCAGTTTTGCTAGATATTATGACTAAGATGCAAGGCATGGGCGAGGAGGTAAGCCCTGATGCCGTAAAAAGCGAAACTGAATAAAGATAATTTTGTATATTTGCAATTTTTTATTGCAGAAAAATTAGGGTACACCCACAGAGAAATAAGAGAGAAAATGTCTACACAAGAACTGTACGCATGGAACGCTTACTTTCAAATAAAATCTGAACGAGAAGAGGAAGCCTACGAAAAAGCAAAAAGACAAGCCCAGACACGCAAAGTACGCTAAACTTGTGTTATCCAGTAATTTTATGTAAGTGGCAGCGTCAAATTACAGCGTAAATATAAAATTAAATACTAAACCAGCGATAGATCAGCTTGGAAAGTTAGAAAAACGTGTAAATATTCTCAGAAGAAATTTAAATACTCCGTTAAGAATTGAATCTAAGGCAGTAATGCTTAAAAAGCAGCAACTCGCATTAGACGATAGAAAATTTGCAACGATGAAGATTACCCGAAGATTGGGGGATCAAGTTCGCAAGTTTGAAGAGAAAGGTCTAAAACTAGATAAATTACGTTTAGAGTTAAATAATGCAGCTAGACATACAGCTAAAGGAAGGTTAGAAACAGCAAGATCAGCTAACAAATTTGTTGCTGAAGAGTTAAAAACAATAGAGAAAGCACTTCAAGCAAATATACAAACTGCTGGTGTGGATAGAGATAGAATTAGAAGTCTTACACAAGTAATAGGACTAAAAAGAACAGAAGCAGCGTTAAACAGAACTGCTGGAAAAACTGCTGCCTTTATGGATAATCAGCGTAAAGGAATCGGACCAAATAATTTATTAGGTTTACCAAGCACTGAAATGCTTAAGCCTAGTACTAGAGGAATCAAAATATTAGATCTCGGAACTCAAGGCAGACAACAGACAAGTGTTCCTTTTGGACCGCAAATTGCTACAGCTAAACAGTTAGAACAATTTGGTACAGGTGCATCAGCTATGAGCATAAATGCTAGATTTGCACAGCAGAAAAAGAGAATAAAGTTCCAGCATGAACTAAATATGCTCGAAGTTAAAGGAGTAAGAACTGCAAAATTAAGAGCAAAAATGGGCGAACTCGTAGACGCTCAGAACAGAAAACAATTTGGATCTATTCAACGTATAAATAACGAACTTGAAAATGGCATAACTAAACTCAAAAACCAGTTAAAAATTACTAATGAAACAAATAAAAAACAAAATCAGATAGCTAGTGGAAGATTTGCCAGAGGTGGTAATTTTGGAAGAATAGGTGGAAAGATTGGACCAGCGTTACCTCCAAATATGGCTCCAAGAGGTTTTGATTTCCAGAGTGCTGCAATAAGTGGTGCGTTTCCATTGTTATTTGGACAAGGACCACTAGCAGCCCTCGGTGGTGGATTAGGAGGTGGATTTGGTGGACAATTTGGTGGACAGATGGGAGGTTTCGCAGGAGGTCTAATTGGAACGGCTATAGTATCTGGCATACAGGCACAAGTAACAGCAGTAGCACAATTAGGACAGGCATTTAACTCCATAACTCCAAATATCCAAGCACTTACCGCATCACTAGGTATAGCTGGAACGGAAGAAGAAAGAAGATTAAAATTAATCGAAGAAACACAAGGCAGACAAGCTGCGTTAGCTGCTGTAACTGAACGTATGAATAAAGCCATTGGGGTTGACGGAGTAGAAAATTTGAAGAGATTTGGAGAAACAAGTCAATTATTGGCAAACGCATTTACCTTGGCAATGACAAAAATGCAAGCTGCTTTAGCTCCATTTTTTGAACTACTTGCAACTCCTTTTGTCGGTCAAATAAGAGAACAAAAAAGGAACGAGCAAATTGCTGCTGGCGGTGCAGCCACAGATCCAACTTTATTAGGACTACAGGAAGAACTGGCAGGAATATCGGGTAACAGACAAAATAGAGCAAGACGTAAAAGATTAGAAGCACAGATAGAAGCCAGAAAACAAGAGTTAGCTGAATTAGGAAAAATTGAAATAACAGCTAGAAATATAAGAATGATAGAAGATTCTAAACTTAAAAAGATAAGACAACAGAATGATCTACTGAGAGCAAAGATAAACGGAAACTTTGAGGAAGTACAGTTAGCTCAAGAAGTAGAAGAAAAAATACAGGAAATGGTAGAGGCAGGAGCAAAAATTAATGAAATAGATAAGCAAAGAGTAGAGGACACTTTAAAACTAAACAAAGACTTAGAAAAACAAGCAGAGTTAGCAGAAAAAATAAGACAATCATTTAAAGATTTAGGACAGTCAATAGCAACAGATATATCCGATGGAATAAAAGGAATGATCCGTGGAACGTCAACACTTAACGATCTGCTCAATAACGTAATGGATAAATTGATAGATACAGCATTTAACATGGCTTTCTTTGGTAATCCAATGGGTCAAATGGGGAGTGGAGGATTATTTGGTTCTATATTCGGTGGACTTGGTTCAATATTTGGTGGTAGATCTACAAATGCTGCTCCTTTTATAACTGATAATGTTTTTAATACAGGATTTGATACAAGTTTAATAGGTGCAGGTGCTAAAAACTTTGCTAATGGAGGTAGACCTCCTGTTGGTAGAGCTTCAATCGTAGGAGAAAGAGGGCCAGAACTTTTTGTTCCTGATAGGGCAGGTACTATAATTCCAAATCATGCTATGGGTGGTATGAATATAGTTGTGAACGTAGATGCTTCTGGATCTAATGTAGAAGGAGATGAACAGGAAGGCAGAGAGTTAGGTAAAGCTATATCAGTAGCGGTACAATCAGAATTAATTAAACAGAAAAGACCTGGAGGTTTACTTGCATAATGGCTACTTTTCCATCAATTACACCGACTTACGGGCAGCAAAAAAGATCACGGCCAAACACTAAAACAATACGCTTCGCTGACGGCTATGAACATAGAATATTATTTGGACTTGCTGCTCATCAAAATCCAAAAGTTTATAATTTTACTTTTGAAGTATCGGAAACAGATGCGGACACTATAGAAGGCTTCCTTGATAGTCGTGCCAATGATAGTGCCAGCTTTAC